CAACGTACTAGCCCTACTCCTACGGGTACACATGAAAACGGTAACAATTACCTGCCTTTAGAAGAATACCTGTTTGTATTCTCAAGACCATTGAATCATAATGTGTTAAACACTTCAAATTTGTTTTATGCTGCATGTGAACTAATGGGATTAGACCGTTCTCAAGCACAAGGTAGTTCAGTAGATTTAGGTGGAGTTGATGCAGGATTGCCAACACATGAACAAACAATCTATGCAGAACGTAGAAGATATGGTTTTAATGGTAATTTTGGTGCTACTGAAGGAAATGGCGAACTAGCTGCTGGTAATGGTGTACTAGCAAGTATATTCCCAACTCCTACATTGGAATCAGTTACAACATGGGGTACAATGTCTGCTATTACTGGTCCTTCTCTACACTGTTACAGAGTAGTTGTATTTGATGGACAATCTTTCCCTGCAAATGAACTCGTATTTCCTAACGTAGCGTTAGGTGGTATTACTACACTACAATATCCACCTGTTAACATTACATTTGTTTGCAAAGACCCTAAATTCACAGAAGGTGAATACTTGGTACGCTTGGCTAACGCTATGAACTCAATACCTGAGGATGGGCCAACAGCATGACGCAACGTGCTTTGTCTGAATCTGAATATGCTGCTCTAGGTTATGTTAAGCGTGGAGACTTGTCTTCTGTTAGACTTAAAATGACGCCTGATAAGCCATTAGCAAGCAGTAATTACCCTGTGTACAGGGCTAGTTCAAAAAAACAATACTACCTAGACTATGGCACAGGATTAGTAAAAGTTGGATTTGCCATCTCTTCAGGTGGCACTTCAGCCGGTATTAGAGTTGGTTCAAATTACTTGCTTAGTTTACTTACATAACTTGATGTGAACCAAATATTGCGGTAACTACAACAAGTAATGCAGCTACAAGTTTCTTAACCATTGATTCTATTGTATCTTCCATCTTTACTAGACGTCGTTCAAGTTCTAACAACTTGACGTCTTGCACTTCGTCTCTACTCATACTATCTTCTCTGGCAACTTTGTTCTATAACTTTCCCATCCGCAGTATGGACATTGTTTACTAACTGCCCATATTTTTTCTTGATTAATATCGCCATTGTATCTCTTTGTGTGATATACAGTATGACATATTTCATTGCATTCAAAACATCTCATTTTACTCACTCCGCCGGGGTCACTGTATACAATTTACCATTGATGCGAATTAGTTTGACAGCCCTACGCCAAACTGCAATTTCTCCAATTTTGACAAATTGGTAATTCTTTTTTGGGTCTCGGTGATATAGTGTTCTACCTTCTTTTACAGTCATTCACATTCCTCCATTAACTTCAGACACATTGTACGTAGTACATCATCATTAGGAAACCTAGCCATACATAGTGCAAGTATACGGCGAGTCGGTAAGTCTTGTACTCTAAATGCCTCTTCTCCATCTAACTTAGCTCGTATAGCATCCTCAATGAACTTTGACCTAGTGTTGAATCTTTTGTATCTCTCCAATTCTCCAACCATCATGTATGGCAAATATACCTTAATCTCTACTTTTTGTCTCATTCTTCTTCCTCCTCGATTGCATCATATATCGCAGCGAGTGTATCAGTTAGACAACCATGACAACAGTACGCACCGTTGACCTTGTACATGCGTAATGGTGCGTGTAAACCATAAGAATGGTCATCATTTGCACGCCAATACCCACAACCGTCGGTATGGCAGTGCATTTCTCGCCCAGGTATTTCGTAAACGTATGATTCTTTGATGTATAATAGGCTCATATTGCTCCCCTTGTGGTTGGGGGAGGGAGCGACCCCTTATAGAATGGTAGGATAAACAGGCCACTGCGAGGCAGTTATGGCCTTAGCGACAGCCCACCTGTTCAAGACAAAGTAAGGGTATTGTTTATAGATGTAGTAGTATCAAAAGTAAACTATGGCAAAGACTAACGAATTTGAAATCTACGTAGAAGTACAGGCTCTTGCTGGCGCAGCAAACACAACTCTAGACATGACAGACTATGTCGATGTTGCAGATAATGAAGCATTTGAAATTCATGCAATTGATATTGTGCTAGACCCTACTGCAGCATTACCGGGTGCTAGTGAAGCAATATTCCAACTTGCTGATTCTAATATTCAGAACTTTGTATCTCACAGCGATAGAACATCTCTGTATGTTGCACGTCACACATATGATTCAGCCACAGTAAGTATGTATCAAGAAACTTCTTTTTCAGATATTACCCCACTAATTGTTAACAAAACTTTGTTTTGCAGGTCTGACCTAAACGGTGTTGCAGGAAGTCTAGATTTTACTCTAAGAATGAAAGGCAAGATAGTCAAGCCTTCCGCAAAGGACTACATGGCTCTTGTACTAACTCAGACTGGTAACGTTGCTTGAGGTGGTTCTACTTGGTAAAAGTAGAAGGCACTCTAGCAGAGTTGCGAGAGTTGTTTGTTGAGGGAGCTAAATCCCAAGCACGGAAAGAAGCAAAGAAGGCAGGTGCTGAAGTTGTTAAGCGTAGTGTTCGTACTACAAAGCGTAAACTATCTGCTTGGCAAAAGTACATCAAAAACAAAAAGAACCATATCAAATTTAAATCCGGTCCAAAGAAAGGACGATTAGACCTGGCTAAAATGTCTAGAGCATTCAAACGTAGTAGGAAGTGATTGCATGGCTAGATTAATTGACAAAGACACAAGATTGATTGATATCGACTTTGGCCCTGTTACAACGTTAACTAGTAGGGACGCATTAGCACAACAACCAACCGGTACTAGTGTTGGACTAAATGGTGTAAATCAATTGATTAGAGCCGACGGTGTAGCTGATGTTAGTGCAACTACTTTCAAACTAGGTTCTTTTGTGCAGTATTCACGAATAGACCTTGAATATATGACAATGAACAATGAAGTTGTCCAACCTGTTGAAGTTAATGTCCAACGTACTAGCCCTACTCCTACGGGTACACATGAAAACGGTAACAATTACCTGCCTTTAGAAGAATACCTGTTTGTATTCTCAAGACCATTGAATCATAATGTGTTAAACACTTCAAATTTGTTTT